GGAACACCCCCCGGTAGGAGTCCCAACCTCCTTGCATAAAAATAAATTATTGTGTATAAACCGGCAGTATCGGTGTTAAACCTGCGGATGTACCATGGAATTTACGATAGAACCAGAAATAGGCGTGCCCTATTCGGACAAAGTTCCGTACATAGACCTCCGTGCCCGTGCAGAAGCGGCATGTAATACTGCTTCTATGCTGGCTGAACATGGTTTGGACGTCACTCAGACCCGTGAAGACGAGGAAGCGGCGGCTAAATTGACGTTAGCTTACGCCGATGACCCCGAAGGTACCTCTAAGAAAGTAAACAACAAGCGTGCATCGTCCCTACCCCCGGCCACTTTGATGGTGACCCACACTATACTCAGTCAGTTTGGGCACTCAGTGGTGCAAAATGCGGTGCAAGTACGGCATCTGGTGACAAATAAGCTCATTCAAGAGACGGACAACCCTGATCCTCGGGTGCGGATACGCGCATTAGAGCTTCTGGGCAAGATTTCAGACGTTGGACTCTTCTCTGAGAAGACCGAAGTTACCTTAACCCACCAGACAACGGATGAGTTGAAAGATCGGCTCCGTGCCAAGCTCGCAAAACTAGTAAATCCCCCCGAAGATGCAGAAGACGCAGTAATTATCGATGGGGATACCCTCGATGTAGACGCAGAACTAGGCACTACCGGGTCGTTTGATGACTGAGGTAACTCACGATTTCACCGAAAGCGAGATAGAGACTATGCTCGCCAACCTCGATGCGTTTAGCGACGATGAGTTGGCCGAGATCGCCGAGATGGCCGGTGAACTATCGTCACGTAAAGAGAACCAAGCAGCGTTTGACGACCTCATAGCGTTTTGCCAGCGGATGCAGCCTGACTACATAGTCGGTGCCCATCACCGCAAGCTGGCAAATATGCTCATGGCTATCGAGACGGGCGACAAGGACCGGATATGCGTAAATATACCCCCTCGTCATGGCAAGTCCCAGCTCGTGTCAATAATGTTCCCAGCTTGGTTTTTAGGTAGGAATCCGACCAAGAAAGTTATGATGGTGTCCCACACCACAGACTTGGCGGTGGATTTTGGACGTAAGGTACGTAACTTAATTGCTACAGATACGTACAAACAGGTATTTCCTACAACATGTCTAGCGCAGGATAGCAAGTCAGCAGGACGTTGGAACACGAATGTAGGCGGTGAATATTATGCGTGTGGTATTGGGTCGGCACTTGCTGGTCGTGGTGCCGATCTTCTCTTGGTCGATGACCCGCACTCAGAGCAAGATGTCATTAATGGTAATTTTGAAGTTTTCGAGAAGGCGTACGAGTGGTTTACGTTCGGTGCGCGTACTCGTCTCATGCCGGGGGGACGGGTGGCTATCATTCAAACCCGTTGGCACATGGATGACCTCACAGGCAGAGTGACAACTGACATGGTAAAAAACAACCGTGCTGACCAGTACGAGGTTGTTGAGTTCCCCGCCCTACTGGATATTCAGGACGAAGAAACGGCCACGTGGGTACAGAAGCCGTTGTGGCCTGAGTTTTTCGATCTGGAAGCCCTCCTGCGTACAAAGGCATCTATGCCAGCATTCCAGTGGAATGCGCAGTATCAGCAGCAACCAACCGCCGAAGAGGCGTCTATCATCAAGCGGGAGTGGTGGAACACGTGGGAGCAGGATAACCCGCCCACATGTGAATATATCATCATGTCTCTTGATGCTGCGGCAGAAACCCACAACCGTGCTGACTTTACGGCACTAACGACGTGGGGAGTGTTCTTCAACGAGGAGACGGGTGCCTACAACATCATACTGCTCAACAGTATTAAGAAGCGTTTGGAGTTTCCTGAGCTTAAAGAGCTAGCAATGGCCGAGTACAGTGACTGGGACCCAGATGCGTTTATCGTGGAAAAGAAGTCCGCGGGAACCGCGCTGTACCAAGAGATGCGGCGTATGGGGTTACCCGTATCGGAGTATACTCCCCATAGGGGGTCTGGTGATAAATTAGCGCGACTTAACTCCGTAGCAGATATTGTCGCCTCGGGTTTAGTGTGGATACCGCCTACCAGATGGGCGGAAGAAGTAATAGAAGAGATTGCTGGATTCCCTTTTATGAGTCATGATGACTTAGTTGACTCAACAGTGATGGCGCTTATGCGATTCCGTCAGGGAGGGTTTATTCGTCTACCCTCGGATGAACCAGAAGACGTTGTCTATTTTCGACAGCGTAGAGGTGGATATTATTAAGAGGTTAAAGTATGGCTATTGAAAAAGGGCTCTACTCCGCACCAGAAAGCATTGACGAAGAGATGCAGGGTGAAGAGGTAGGGGAGCTAAACATTGAAATCATTGACCCTGAAGCGGTTGTCCTAGATGACGGCTCCATGGAGATTACCCTAATCCCTGATGCAGAAGTATCTGACGTTCTAGAGTTTGATATTAACTTAGCTGAGGTCCTTGACGACAGTCACTTACGTGAAATCTCAAACGACGTTGTTGGGTTGGTAACAGCTGATATAGACGCTCGGAAAGAGTGGGCTGATACGTTCGTTAAAGGGTTGGAAGTGCTTGGATTCAAGTACGAAGAGCGCACCCAGCCGTGGGAAGGCGCTAGTGGCGTATACTCCACGATCCTTGCTGAGGCGGCTATTCGCTTCCAAGCGGAGACAATGTCAGAGACATTCCCTGCAGCAGGTCCCGTAAAGGTTAAAATTCTCGGGGAAGAGACAAAAGAGAAGGTAGAAGCCTCACAACGTGTCAAAGCTGATATGAACTATCAGCTTACTGAGCATATGGTTGAGTACCGACCAGAGCATGAGCGTTTGCTGTATAGCCTAGGGTTGTCAGGCTCCGCGTTTAAGAAGGTGTACTACGATCCCAATATGGGACGTCAGATTGCCATCTACATCCCCGCAGAAGACGTTATTGTGCCCTACGGCGCGTCTCATATCGAGACTGCTGAACGTGTAACCCACGTTATGCGTAAGACGAAGAATGAGCTGCGTAAACTGCAGGCGGGCGGCTTCTACCGTGACGTAGAACTTGGCGATCCGATGCCGTACCACTCAGATATTGAGGAGCGTAAGGCTGAAGAAGGCGGGTTCTCCCTAACTGATGACGATCGTTACGCACTGTATGAAGTGCATGTCGATATGGTTATCGATGGTGTCGACGACTCAGACGACGATATAGCCAAACCCTACATCGTAACGATTGAGCGGGGTACTGGCGAGGTTTTAGGTATTCGACGTAACTGGAATGAAGACGACCCCTTGATGTTGAAGCGCCAGCACTTCGTACATTACGTGTACGTGCCGGGATTTGGCTTCTACGGGCTTGGACTCATCCACATTATAGGTGGGTACGCCAGAGCGGGAACGTCGCTTATACGGCAGTTGGTGGACGCTGGTACGCTGTCTAACCTGCCGGGTGGCTTGAAATCCCGTGGGCTGCGCATAAAAGGCGACGATACGCCGATTGAGCCGGGGGAATGGAAAGACGTCGATGTGCCATCAGGTAGTATCCGTGACAACATCATGCCTCTTCCGTACAAGGAACCGTCGCAGACCCTGTTACAACTTCTAAACCAGATCACACAGGAAGGGCGTCGTCTGGGTGCAATTAGCGACATGAATATCTCTGATATGTCCGCAAATGCGCCAGTTGGTACCACTCTTGCGTTGCTGGAACGTACGCTGAAACCCATGGCAGCAGTACAAGCCCGGGTCCACTACGCGATGAAGCAAGAGTTTAAGATGCTCAAAGACATCATGGCGGAGTTTGCCCCTGTAGAGTATGAGTATGTGCCTGTCCGGGGGGAGATGTCTGCCCGGAATAGCGACTATATGATGGTGGATGTCATCCCTGTTAGTGATCCTAACAGTTCCACCATGGCCCAGCGTGTCGTGCAATACCAAGCGGTGTTGCAGATGGCACAGTCAGCCCCGCAAATTTACGATTTGCCACAGTTGCATAGGCAGATGATCGAGGTTTTGGGGGTTAAAAACGCCGATAAGCTCGTACCCATTTCGGACGACGCGAAACCGGCTGATCCAGTCAGTGAGAATATGGACGCGTTGGTTGGTAAACCCATGAAGGCATTTATTTACCAAGACCACGAAGCACACATAGCCGTACATATGTCGTTTATGCAGGACCCACAAGTTGCGCAGATGATCGGGCAAAACCCGCAAGCACAGCAGATTATGGCGTCACTACAGGCGCATATTGCTGAACACCTTGGGTATCAGTACAGGCAGCAAATTGAGGAGAAACTTGGAGCCTCGCTACCCGCGCCTAATGCGGAGCTGCCAGAGCAGATTGAAGTTGAGCTGTCTAGGTTGGTCGCAGATGCAGGGGCGCAGCTGACGCAAGCGAAACAGCAGCAGGCAGCGCAGGCGCAAGCACAGGAGCAAGCGCAAGACCCAGTAGTACAGATGCAGCAAGCCGAGTTGCAGATTAAAGCTCAGGAAGTCCAACGCAAACAGCAGAAAGATCAATCAGATCAGCAGCTTAAACAGCGTGAATTGGAGCGCAAGTCTCAGAAAGATCAGGCAGACGCTATCTTAGAAGCGCAGAAACTCCAGATGGACCAACAAGAGTTGTCCTTGCAGGCGCAAAAAGAAGGCGTAAAACTCGCAGCAGACCGTCGACGAGATAGCACGAAACTTGATCTAGAGTTGGCAAAACTATTATCTGATAAGCAGAAAGGCTAAAACATGGCTAAAACCGTCTTTGACGTGCTTGAACAACGTATCGGTGAGGAAATCTCATCTGCAGAAAGTTTCTTAACTACTGGTAGTCCCAAGGACTACGCAGAGTTTAGGGAAGTTGTTGGTCTTATCCGTGGTCTGGAGATCAGCAAGCAAACCATTACAGACCTCGCGAAAAACTATATGGACAATGACGATGACTAAAGCTCACAAACTTGTGTTACCTACTGGAGTGCAAGCTGAAATCGATGCTGCAAACGCTACGACTGAGCCTGTACAGGAGGAACGCACAATTCCTGATGCGGATTGGGAGGCCCAACTCCCCAAACCTACAGGGTACCGCCTGTTAATCGCTCTCCCAGATGTGGAGCAGTATTACCAAAACAGTACACTACTTAAAACCTCAGACGCGATGCACAAGGAGTACATCCTGTCGATCATGGGAGTTGTTATTGATATGGGCAAAGGCGCATACACTGACAAAGAACGTTTCCCAGAAGGTCCGTGGTGTAAAGAAGGCGATTACGTAATGTTCAGGATGAACACTGGCACGAGGTTTAAGGTTAACGGTAAGGAGTTTCGTTTGATGAACGATGATTCCGTAGAAGCTGTTATCCCTGATCCCCGTGGAATTATGGCTGTGTAGGAGGTAACCCCATGCCCTTTCAAAAAGTAGAGTTTGAATTTCCAAACGAGCAAGAAGATAACACCGAAATTGACGTTGAGTCCTCTAGCGCACAGGAGGTAGACACGCGTGATAAAGAACAAGAGAGCGCACCAGATGATACTGTGGATACAGATACAGTGGATTCTGATGACGACGACTTTGAGGTTGAAGTGGTTGACGATACGCCGAAAGCGGACCGCGGCCGTAAACCATCAGAACCACCCGCAGACGTCACTGACGAAGAACTTGAAGACTATTCTGAGAAAGTTCGTAAACGCATCCAGCACTTTAGCAAAGGCTATCACGACGAACGCCGTGCAAAAGAGCAAGCAGTTAGAGAGCGTGAAGAGCTCGAGCGACTGTCTCAACAACTCATCGAAGAAAACAAACAGCTAAAGACTAGCAGTAGTAAGAGTCAGGCAGCATTGCTTGAGCAAGCTAAGAAAAATGCTGCAGCTGAAATAGAGGTTGCTAGGAAAGCATATAAAGATGCTTATGAGGCTGGAGACTCAGATAAAGTTCTTGAAGCACAAGATCAGCTAACAAATGTTAAACTTAAAGCTGATAAGTTAAATAATTTTAAGTTACCGTCTTTACAGGAAGAGGATAGTCCTGCTAATGTTGACGTACAACCCGATACATCACAGGTCAAACCCGATGAACGAGCGGTTTCTTGGCAGCAAGAAAACACTTGGTTTAACAAAGACGTCGAAATGACTAGTTTTGCATTGGGGTTGCACAACAAACTAGTCCAAGAGGGAATTAACCCTCAAAGTGACACTTACTACGAGCGTATAGATGCCCGTATGCGACAAGTGTTTCCGGAGCGATTCGGAGAAGACGTGGAGGTAGAAACTAAACCCAAGCGGAAGTCGAATGTGGTCGCCCCCGCAACGCGGAGCACAGCGCCTAACAAAATTAGGCTTACAACGACCCAGATCGCGCTTGCAAAACGTTTAGGATTATCTCCAGAACAGTACGCCAAACAGGTTGCATTAGATATGAGGAAGAACAATGGCTGATAACCGAATCAATAGAGAACACACCACCCGTGAAAAAACGGTCCGTAACAAGGCTTGGCAGCGCCCAGAGGTATTGCCCTCACCGAATCCCGAGCCGGGCTATGAATTCCATTGGGTCCGTGTGAGCACTCAAGGTCAAGTTGACGCTACTAATGTATCTTCCAAACTACGTGAAGGTTGGGAGCCGGTAAAAGCTACAGACCACCCAGAGATCACCATGGTTACTATCGAGAACGACAGGTTCAAAGATAACATCGTGATTGGTGGATTGATGCTTTGTAAAGCTCCATCGGAGATGGTTGACGAGCGGAATGACTACTACACTCAACAGTCTAAAGCTCAGATGCAGTCCGTAGATAACAACCTTATGCGTGAAAATGACCCTCGTATGCCCTTGTTTAACGAGCGGAAGACGAAGGTTACTTTTGGTAACGGAACTAATTAGAGGAGCTAATCATGGCTTATCCTACTGTAAGTGGGCCATACGGCCTAGTTCCGGTAAAACTGCTCAGCGGCTCTCCTTTCGTTGGTGTAACTCGCCACTTTAAAATTGCAAGTGGTTACGATACATCAATCTTCTATGGAGATGCTGTGAAGCTGGTTACCGGAGGCACTGTCGAACGCGATGCGTATGACGCTGCTATGACACCCGTTGGTGTTTTCCTTGGGTGCACGTACACTGATCCTAACCTTGGTTACAAGGTATGGCGTCAATCGTACCCTGCAAGCACCGTGGCAAGTGATATTGAAGCACTCGTTGCGGACGGCACTGACCTGCTGTTCAAAGTAGCGGTTGTTTCTTCTGGAACTACCATTGGTGATCTTGCCCTGACTGACATCGGTGCAAACGTCGCAGGTGTAGACAATACTGGTGATTCCACTTCGGGTAATTCTCGTTGCGCGATTTCTGACACGTCTGCCACCACTAACACTCTGCCTTTCCGTATTATTGGTCTGGTTGAGGAAACTAAAAACAGCTCGGGTGGTTATACCGAAGCCTACGTTAAATGGAACGCAGGCCATCAGTATGACAACACGACTGGCGTATAAGGAGGAGTAGACAATGGCTATTTCACGC